ATCGACCATAAATAATACCTCCATGATTTTTACTTAAGCTTTTACTCATCCCTCTTAAAACCTATCTTTCATTGCCTAATATTTTATGAAACATTTAACTCAAAATCTAATATTTCTTCTAACATATCTTTATTCCAATATGGTATTCGTATTAGTTTTATATTGTTTAATTTACAGTATTTATTTTTTAATCTGTCGTGCTCCAATAGACACTCATAACCATCTGAATCATACTGTTTTTTATAATGGAAAATCCCATCAAATTCAATTAATGCTTTTATACTTCCATCATTATTGAAAACACAAGCATCAAATCTTAATAGTCCATTATTGATTCCTCGTAGATTATTAAAAGAATATTCCATCTCAAATATATATTTGTTCTTTTTGAGATAATCTTGGATTTGCATATTTCCTTTAGATTCTGCACACCCACATGAAATAGTTCCATATCCATCATCTCGTAAATTTCCTGAAGAAACATAAGTTGTTCTTCCACAATCACATAAACATTCCCATTCTACAGATGTTCCACGTCTATTGTTTGTAGGTTTAATAGCTGTAAGTTTCCCAAATCTTTTACCAGAAATATCCTTTATTGAACAACAAGACTTTATATTTTCTTTAGAACTTTCTATATGTAAACACCCACATGATTTTGTATGTCTAGTAATCAAATCTAAATGCCTAACTATTGTCTTATTGCCGCAATCACAATCACATAAATATGTAGTGTCAGCATAAGAACTTTTATTATATATACATGAAACTTTTAGTCTTTCAAAACGAGTTCCAATAGGAATATAATTAACTGGTCTAAATCCTTTTTTACATCCACAACTTTTCGTATTTCCACTTCTCAAACTACTTGTTGATACTTTAGTGTAATTTCCACATGAGCATTTACAAAACCAATAATTGCTAGAATCATTTTTTATTTGACCTAATAATTTAATTACTGTTAATTCCCCAAATTTTTGACTTTGTAAATTAATTTCTCTATTATTCTTTGATACTTGTTTTCTATAACATCCACATGAATTACTATTTTTAATTCCATTTGTTGTTAAAATATTTTCTTTACCACATTTACATTCACATAAGTATTGTGCTACTGTTTGTACTCTTCCACTTGAATATTTCTTTTTTATACTAGGTAATTTCTTTTTTACATGCCAGTATCCAAAATCCATTCCTGTCAAGTCTTGTGATTTTCCCAATATTAATCAAGGAAGCACTATATAGTATTAAGTCATGACACTTCGCCTCCTTTCGTATATTTAATTTTCTTCCATGAATTATTTTCATGAAAGTCCTATTACGCAAATTGCCTTTCGGCTTTCTGATTAAATTATAATCAGACTACTTAGGAGCTTTGCGTACCCATCTACTACTTCTGCTTACGCTATCTGTAGATACCTAAATTTTTTATACCTTTCAATATGTATATCTTTCTCATTAAAGTTCAAAATGTTCATAGCACCAACCAAATCTCTGTGCTGCTTATACCCACATTCGCATTTATAATTTCTACCACTTGGTTTGTGCCTGTGACCACAGTGAGGACAGGTTTGAGAACTATATGCTTCAGATACTTTAATAAACTCAATTCCGTATCTACTTAACTTATTCTCTAATTGGAGAGTCAACAAACCATAACACCAATCTCGCAACTTCTGATTGATATATTTACTCATTTCTCCATGATGCCCTCTTGTGCAAGAATCCAAATCTCCATAATAAACCTTGGAAATATTATTTTCTATACAATAGTCAAGATACAATTTACTTATTTTGTGAACACAATCTAAAAGTTTGTTTTCTGTTTCAATGTTCAAATGATAAATAGCAGAGGTATATTTTCTGTACTGCTTGCTACCATCAACACATCTTGACCTTTTACTTTGTATTTTCCCACGTTCTTTATTTTGTAACCTTTTGATACTTCTTATCTTTCTGCCAGTAATTATTATTGCGTTCCCATTATTATCAATAGAAGTTATACTATGTATTTCTCCAAGATCAATCGCAGCTACATTATTAGATTCGATATTTACGTTTGTTTTGGGTTCTTTATATTTAATTGCAAGACATAATTTTCCTCTATAAATAAGTTCTATTTCTACAACATGTTTTGGGATCGACTTAAATGAACAACATACAGGAGTTTGATATATGCCATTACTTATACACTTTTTAGAAAGATATAATTTGTAATTTTTATAATCAATCTTTGAGCAGTTTACATCCCATCCAGTAGTAAAATATTTCTTTTCCTTATATGGAAGTTTCGCTTTTGCACTATCTTTGTGCTTTGATTGTATTGAACGAAACATGGCATCTCTACAACTATAATATTTATGAAAAACATGTTGATTTCCAACAGCATGAAGAGGTGTTATACTTTTCACAAAAGTTTGTAATTCTCCTCTTGTCATATATCTTTCATTTTTCTCATAAAACGATTTATCTTGTGCAACTAAAACATTCCAACATTCAGCAGACCATTTATTACACTGTGCTAAATACTCATAGTCATCTTTTGAGCATTTAACAGGAATTATTACAGTTTTATAAAAGAAATTTTCTATTCCAGGTAATGGTTCCTTATATATTTCTTTAATGAGAAATTTATTATTTCCGATTCTTTCATAATCAAAATATCTTTCAAATTCCTCTAATAATTCTACTTTTCTATTTGTTCCAGTTTCATACTTCACACCAAGAAGATTACATAATTCTTTATACTTATATGTTTCTCCATTTTTAATGTTTTCTATCTTCAGTAAATGTTCACCTCACTTCCCACAAAAGGCGATAGATGTCCTAATTCATTGCCTCGTTTAGTCTATATATAGTGGTTTTGAGCTTTGCAATCCGCTATATATAGACTGTTTTTTTATGTCAAAACACCAACTTTGGATGAGCAGTGTCATATAAACATTGCTGTAAATGAGTCTGTTTCTTACTTACTCCCTCTTTACTAATCGCCATTCTCAACGCTCCAATCTGTGCCACCATATCACACATTCTTTTTGCTCGTGTAATTCCTGTATATAACAATTCCCTTGTCAGTAACGAATATGAACCAAAATCAATCCCGAATATTACATGGTCAAACTGTGATCCTTGTGATTTATGAACAGTAATTGCATAGCCAAGTTCAATGCTGTTTACCTGAGTTCCCTCAACATATACTTCTCCAATTCCCATGAATGAAATAATCAATGCCTTGTCTTCCGGAAATACATCTTTGATAATTCCTAAATTGCCATTAAAAATTGGCGGATTGGTCTTATAAGTATTCTGTGTATTTATAACTTTGTCTCCCTGTCGGAGAATTGTAACTTTTCCTTGGGACACTACTTCAATCTGTGGTTTGCTGTCATTACTTGGATTGTACAAATCTTGAATTGTATTATTGATATTGTAAGTACAAGCATCTCCATTATTTTTTACTGGCACTAATATCTGAGTTTCCATTATGTCAAAATTTTCTTTGTTCATTGCTTCTGAAAACTTCTGCATAACTTTATAAAATGTATTGCTCTTGTCAGAATAACAATCTAAAGACAAATCCTTTAGTTCTCCTCGAATATCTGTACCAACCCAATCTTTTTCTACAATCTGTATTCCTTGTCTAATCCGTCTTGCCTCTGTAACGATTGCTGATGAAGCAGCTTGTCTATGCACCTGGCTAAGATACACTGTAGGAATTTCTGGCGAATGGATCATATCAAACGCAATATTTCCACAACCAATAGACTCTAACTGTCCCATATCACCCAAACAAATCAGCTTTGCTCCTGAAGGAATCGCTCTAATCAGATAATAGAACAAATACGCATCTACCATTGAGATTTCATCAACAATTACGATATCTACGTCCAAAGGATTTTCATCGTGATATGTAAAACCATTTTTACCACCTTCGCCTTGGCACGGATATTTCAACAACCTATGAATCGTGTACCCTTCTTCTCCTGTAATCTCTGCCATTCTGGAACTTGCTCTGCCAGATAATGCACATTGTACATATACATAATTCTTCAATGCTTCAAGGAAAGCTGACACTGAAGAACTTTTTCCTGTTCCGGCTTCTCCATGAATAACCACCACATTGTTTTCAAGTGCTTCTTTCACACCTAGCTTTTGTTCTTCTGTAAATTGCCAGCCATTCTTATGTTCAACGTGCTTAATTGTGTCTTCCCAATCTCCATAAGCGATTTCTGACTTTGCATCTCGTATTCTGATTAATTCTTTCGCAATCTTATCTTCTACATTGAAATATTTTCTGAGTCCGATTTGCGTTTTGTCCTCATTCCACCACAAATCTTCTTCCATAGCATGAATCGCTTCTGTAATATTGGCATCAGGTATTTCTTCTCCTAACATTTCAATAATTGCACCCATTAGTTCATCTGGTGTTACCCATGAACAACCATTCTGTCCCGAATCGTCCAAATACTTATACATATAAGCACTGATACGCTCTATACTATATTCTCCCATTCCTCCTTCAAGTGCGATTTTATCAGCGGTCTTCCAGCCGATACCTTTCACTTCATTGCATAAAACATATGGATTGTTTTTTACTTTCTCAATTACAAGGTCTGGCGAATTGTACTTCTCCATCAATCTCTGTACCATATTATTTGTCAGGTTAAAATCCTCTAATTCCGAGAAAATCTTTGCAAGATGTATATTTCGATTGAATCTATCTATCCATCTTGCAGCCGTATCAAGCCCACACCCTTTTACTTGAACCAAATCTTCTGCTCTATTATTCTTCAAAGACTCAAATGGATTATCTAAAACAGCGTACATATTCTCAATCTGTAACGGAGTAAACAAAGTGGACAGGAATTTTTTCTGTCCCACTATGTCATCCTCACCAAAAGTAATAGCACTATAGATTGAAATAATATTGTACTGACCTCCCCATTTCGGATCTTCTACATAATCAGCTACCAATATATAAGGATTACCTTCAATCAATTGAGGCATTGTTCCCTTAATAATAATTTGGTTGAATTTATCTGTCTTTGGTTTACCTTCCTTTACTTTGTCTACCGAAACAACCGCTATACCAAATTCATTTTTATAAAACCTGATTGTTTCTACACTGCAAATAATTTTTATTCTATCTTCTAGTGCCATTCTTCCTCTCTTTCCTATACCTTTGTCCGTTCAGATTGCAATAATAATGTTCCATCTTCATAAATCTCTTGGACTCTATTAACTGTGTGTTGATAAATTGTATCTTTGTATATCATTGGTCTAAAACTGTCTTCTCTTCTAATACCAGCAACGATAATTTTTGAACCACGACTTAACCAACTTTTTTCAAGTACTGTCTTTTTGTCACTATCAGGATCAAGTTTCGCTGAAATCTGTTTGTTATAAAACGCATAGTGTCCTTTATTAAATTTCACTTGCACAGCTCCATGTCTGGTTAAAAGTGTTACCATACAATGAAGATTATCTGCATTGATTACTGTACCAGCAATTCGAGAAATCTTAAATTTAGGCATTTGTCTTGGTGTCCCATCTATGTACCGAGTATAATAATCATATGGTTCTGGTTCTTCTGGTAATTCAAAGAAATTCACTACACCATATAATTCTTCATTCATATGTTCCAACTCATGTTCTCCATCATAGAAACTTAATGCTTGCATAGACCATGAAGGCAAGGAACCATCAGCGTTTTTTCTCCATATTGTTTGGTAGACAGAATCATTATACAATTTCAATGTATCTTCATTTTCAAACCAATCCTTTAATGACTGAATCTTTTGATCTGCCTCTTTTGCAAATAATTTCTCTGAAACAATGTAATAATCTCCTTTGGTTTTTACTATTGAATCCTCTGTAAAATGTTCTTTAAAGAATGGCTGTGAATTATCATCTAAAATATAGTAGCCATCATGATATCCTCTTTTGGGTATCTTCTTTCCTTCTTCAATATGTTTTTCAAATAAGTTTTCATCATCTAAAACATACTTTTTAAAATTCACTGTTCTAACTGCCAAATCTAAGTTGTCAGGTATGATACCCAATTCTATAAGTTTTCCAAATTGTTGCATTGTAATCTTTTCGCAAGGAATAAAGGCATACTTGTTTAAAAACCAGTCCATTGTTTTTGCTCTATCTTGAGAATGTAAATCTGTAAAGCAACCAGCTTTTATCAACTGAACCATTTTAGAATTTGTGATCAGCTTAGTATCCAACATTCTCGTGGCAAAATCTTCAATAGAATTAAATGGTCTGTTTTGAATAATAGCTTGTACAATATCATCACCAATACCATTGATACCCTTAAAGCCAAAAATAATTCTATTGTTCTCAACATCAGCTTTAAAACCAAATTCCGCTGAATTGATAAGTGGTAGTTCTACTTTAACATTCTCTTTTTGTACAGACGCTATTGCTATTGCCATCTTGCCATAATTGGTAGAGTCACCAGCATTTTCATCTATTGCACCTGAATCTACAATTAAATTCGCTGTCTGCCAATAAATCGGATTGTATTTATAACATAAATTCAATTCCTGTAATCCGATAATCGAATATGCCAATGTATGCGATTTGTTAAAACCATACCCTCTTTGAGTACATATGAGAACATTCCACACATAATTAGTCAGATTCTTTGATAAATTTTTCTTTTTTGCATTTTCAAAAAATTCATCTTGCAATTGTAAAAACTCTTTCGGTTTCTTTTTTGCAACTGCTTTTCTTAATCTGTCACCCCAAGCTAATGAAAAGCCACCAATTTTAGGATGCTGTGTTAATAGCACCAAATATTCCTGTGCTTCACAAATGCCAAATGATACGCCTATAATGTCTTTCAATATATCTTGTTCTTCTTGCGTAAGTCCATATTCAGTCATTTCATCATACCAACACTGAATATTTTCTCTAAATCTAGCGTATTTTTGCAATGGAGATTCTGCACCCTTTTCTTGTGCCATTAGTCTCAATACAGAATTGATTGTTGCTAATTCGTCAACGGATGCTGGCTTTGCTAATGCAACTGCTTGTACTCCACTTTCCTTTTCCATCTGGAAGAAAGACATTACTTTGTGGTTCCACAACATCTGCCACATATCTTCAGCTTCACGTTCAAGCGTATAGACTCCAATATATTTCTCATAAGTCGCTTTCAGAGAGCCTTGCCATTCAATTAATTTATTCTCTAATAATAAATCCAATTCTGCTTGCATTTTATCTAATGCATCAATACACAATAAATCTACCTTAATAAGCGAACAATTCTCGCACATATGAAGATCAAATTGTGTAATTATATCTCCTGAATTGGTTTTCATTAAAGCGGTTGTATCGGTAAACGGCTTATCTACAAGAATAATTCCTCCTGCGTGTGAACCCACACCATTTACTAACCCTTCTATTTTTTGTGCAGCGTTCCACAGTTCAGGGTATTTATCCATCTCAGTTACAAATTCTCTCACTGGTGGATTATCATCATCTCCGTAATACATTTGAGACAATGTTCTTAATTGTCCTCTATCTGCCACAATCAAAGAACTTATATATTGTGCAATATCATTGTCAATCTTCAATCCACGAGCAGCGGTTAAAATAGCACTTCTACTTTTTTCAGTAGATAAGGTCATGACCTTACTAACTCTATCTTCTCCATAAGTGTCTTTCATTGCCTGAATAACTGTCTCACGCTTTGAACCACATATATCAATATCTATATCTAACACAGAGGCACGTTCTGGATTCAAAAATCTCCAAGGATAAGTTTTTGTCTTTTCTCTCAATGGATTAATTTGTGTAATGCCAAGTATATTTAGCAGACAAAATCCTACTCCTGATCCTCGTCCTGCTCCTACCAACGTTCCAGCTTCCCAAGCAATCTGTACATCAATGGCAATCTGTAACAGATACTTAGACCATCGTACTTTCATTTTTTCGGAAGAATCTTTAATATAATGCAAACACTCATTGATTTTTTCATAGGCTTCTTCTGTCCGATAATATTCATCTGTATCTATATATGCTACAATATCTCTGACTAAGTGCCTGTCACAGTCATATTCTGATTCATAAAAGTCCTTTAATAATGCAATTTTATTTTTGTATTTTTCATATAAGTCTTTATTCGGTTCACTTGTATCAAGAGGGAGATAAGGAATATCTAAATCTTTTGTTAATTTGTAATACTCTGCCTTTTCATAGATAAGCATTGTATTATCCAAGCCTTTTTGCACCACATCATATCCATAATAGTCATCCATATAATCATGAATTTCTTCTTCGCTCATTATATAAGTAGTAGAATAAAAATCATCTACTTCCCTATCACCGTCCTGCGACTCTAAAAAGATTTTGTGAATCTCTCGATCCTCTTTCTTTAAATAGTGTGCATCAGTAGTAATGATGTATGGTGTATTAGTTTCGGCTGATAACTGTAACAATTTTTGATTGACATATATTTGCTCTTGCATATGAGAAGGCTGTAATTCTAAGAAGAAATATCCTTCCCCAAATATTTCATTCATATATGCAATCCAATCTTTGCAAGACTGCCAAATTTCTGCATATTGTTTTGGATTATTTTTTTCTAAATCCTGAAATTGCAATAATCTATGTGGTAATGCTCCTCCAAGGCAAGCACTACTCCCCACAATATCCCCCTTATAGTTCATCATCATTTCTTCAAGATCACTATAATAAGTAGGGACTCGCATCATAACATGCATAAATGAATTTACAATCCATGCTTTTGTACTTAATTCTCTAATGCCCTTATGACCATTTGCATTTAGAGCAACCAAAATAAAATGTGGATAGCGGTTATTAAATTTGTTTTCTGCTGTTACATCCTCAGTACACAGATATATCTCATTACCAAGAACAACCTTAAATCCTTCCCAACCTTCTAAATTCTTGTGTTTATCATAGTATTTCAATGCATCTAAAGAGGATGTAATTGATTCATGTTCTGTAAAACAAATACCAGAATGACCTAATGAGTGAGCATATTCAATCATTTCTGGTATTTTATTTATGGAATCTCGAAGTCTGAGATTACTTCCTTCATCGCTATGATTATGTACTCCAAAAAAACTCACTCATGTCCTCCTTTTTTATAACTGTTTTAACAAACTTCTTACTGGTTCTCTTCCATAATTCTCTTTTAACCAATCAATATATCCTTGATCCTCCGAAGCTATATCTATCAACTTCCTGTCTCTATATTTACCAAAAGTCAAAACATATGTGTTTAATGGTGGTAATTCTGGTTTCTCCCAATTATCAAATTGCAACTCTATATCTTTACGAGAAGCCAAATAATCGCATTCATGAACAAATTCTTGCGTCAATGTTATTGGCTTGGATAAAATCACTTCTGACTTTTTATTAACATTCCACTGCCCCATATGGGTATCAATACAATTAGCAATCATATCTATTTCATCTACTAATTGAGGAAATTTTTCTTCCATTCTCTTTACAGCTTCAAACATTAATCTGGGATGTTCATGTACTGTATGCCCACTATCTTCTTCTCCAGATTTTCTTCCGTCATGACACAAACAAGCAATCCTTAAACAATCTCTCTGTCTTGAATCAAACTTGTTTTGATTTTGCTCCAGTTCTAATTTCCAATTGCAAAACCTAGCAACCGCAATTTGGTGTCTCATCAATCCACCCTCTCCCAGATCCGTTGATGGATGATACTTTCCAGAAGAGCTTCCTGGAACATACCAAATATAATCCGGCATATCCTCTAATATTGCGACACATAATTCTTTCAAATCTTCATTTTCAATGGAATCCACAATTCTTTCAACCAACTTATATCTATCTTCTGTCATCAAAATACCAACCTTCTTTTTGTTGTAGCGTTCATATTTTCTAATGCGTTCCACTTTTTATTAACTTCAAAAGTTTTTTGTGTTGGAGTCCACTTAGAAAAATATTCACATTCATTTCTATAAATTGTTGCTTCTGGATTAGTTTGGCAGAAATTACACCAATGACATAAAGGAGATGGTTTTGGTACAAAAACTTTCTTATTTTCGCTTGCTTCTATATCACCAAACACTTTATCTAACGCTTTGATTAAACGCTTCTCCCACCCTTTTGTAAGAGCATACTGCTCATCGTCAATAAGAATAAATCTGTATTTCGATTCAACAGGCAACACACCAAATTCATTCAAAATTGCCAAAGCATAAATTCCAAACTGTAATGAAGTAGCCAATTTGCTTTGCTCATATACTTTTTTAGATGTTTTATAATCTACAGTTCTATATTGTCCATCTTTTACGTCTATGCGATCTATAAAGCCTTTCAAAATCACCTTGTTATGCCAAACAAACTCAAATGGTCTTTCAAAATATGTAGGTTCCCACTTTGTATCTTCCATTTCTTCATGTAAAACCTGATCAAACAACTTTATTTTTTCATCATATGATGCACCACTTGCATTGTCTGCCTCATGCCACACTTCAAAATACTTTCGTTTTAATTGACTTACTCCTAACAATTCTTCTTTTGTTTTTTCATCTGTTTCTGACACGCCATCAAACAAAATACTATTCAATTTGTCGTAATCAACATTTTGTTTCGTAGCAATCATTCGTCCTTTTTGTTCTAAAACATAGTGGCACAAACTACCAAGTTCTAAAGCAATTGAAGTATCCTGAGAATACTTCTTTTCGATATATTTGTATTCATATTGTAACGGACAGTTTTTGAAAACTTCTAATTTACTATAAGAAAACACTGGAAGTTCCCTATCTTTTTCCGTTACAGGTCTAATTCTATTTAATAATTCTTGCAATTATTTCTCCTTCTTTGTTTCTTTTAATACTCTATTAACCTCATCCATAGTGATCACAATCTTTTCATCAAGCAGTTCCAACAAAACTTCTTTTCCCATATCGGTAGGACTGGCTTTATATGGCAACCTATTTTCGCTATCCAACAGCAAACACACCTTACAATATGGAACAATATTTGCTACTTTTTTAACCAACTTGTTATAATATATTTCTGCTTCAAACGAATGCGGATCGTCATATTCTCTATCAAAAGCCAAAATAATCTCTTCGCACTTCAAATAGTGAAGTAATATTTTTTGCTGTGTGAGAGTTATATTACTTCCACAAGTAGCAACAGCAAAAGAATCTTCTCCAAAATAGGAATAATTTTGCATACATCCTTTTTCTGACTCTAATATCATTGCTTTCCTAATACTTTTGATTTTGTCTTGTGTAACATTGATTCCATATAAATTTGAACCCAACTGATGACTTAAAAATCTGCCATTTATTTGTAATGGAACATATTTTCCAACTCTTTCTATATCTTTTTCATCAAGGTATCTACCCCTTATTCCAATCAAACGCCCCTCTTTATCTCTGTGAGGAATAACAATCTGATTTGTCAATCCATAATATCCTATCTCATATCTACTAAGTGCTTCACGAGAGATATTGTCATTTAACCAATCCTCATGCGGCGCATAGTAAAAGGTTTCTAAAATATTTTCATTAATTTCAGACAATGTGGGAATCTCTTTTTTATTCTTCTTTGCAGATTTTAATCTGTTAATCCATTCAAAATCTGTAATGTGATTCTTTTCTTTTTCTACATCTTCAGCACTTGTTGTTGCTAATTTATTTGTTAATTGACCAATATATCTAAGAGCTTTATACCATGTAACAGTTTTCCCTTTTGTTCTATTTACTCTAATTACTAATTCAACGATATTAAAGCTATCACTACATCTGGAATAACAATGGAAAGTTCTGCCCTTATAATCTTTTTCTTCATTTGGTTCGTGATAATAATATAATTTCCACGAGTCTGATCCATGACAAACCGATTGAAAAATCAAATCACCATTACTATCAGATTTGGGATATGCGGAACCAAGATTCATAACGATTTTGATAATATCTTCTTTAGTAAGTGAGTTGAGAATTGCATCTTTATCTAAATACATGTCATCACCTCACTTACCAATTTCCCCAACTTTTCTTATCAGTTGGTTCTTCCTCATTTTCTTCTAATGGACTATCAGGAACTTGTGACAGCAAGACAGAATGTTCTTTTATTTTTTCTTCTACCTGTTCAATCTTTGTAAAATCCATATCAATTAGTTCAAAATCGTAATTGGTAACAAATAAACATTGTTCTGTCATAGTACCTAAATCAATTTTTGTCCAAATAATAATTCGTGTTAATCTGCCTCGCCTTACCTTATATACCCAGTGGCACATATTGGGTACTGGCATATTGACCATCTTGTGCAAAACTGCTTCAATCTTTTTTCTCTCTGCCTTTGTTGGAGCCATTGAAATGACCCCCATATCTAACTTGTTTGCCAATGCTTTTGAACCAGCCAACAAATTCTGATCTTTATATAAAGCGTTTTGTGCTTCTCCGTTTAACTGTGAAGCGGTATAAATGAATACATCTAATTGCTGTGCTATCGTTTTTAATTCTGTTGCAAATACCAAAAGTAATTGATGTTCTTTTAATCCCATTCCAGATTTACTATTAACCTCTGCCATTAGCCGTAATGAAGTATGGATATAATCAAAGAAAAAATATCTCACAGAAAATTCTCTATTGTATTTTTTAATCTGGTTCTTTATATCTTCAATGGAAAAATCGGGAATGTGTACGATATATAGTGGACTGGATTCTATGTAAGAAATTGCTTGTGTTACTCTGTCTAGTTCATCATTTTCATATGTCCCATACAAAATATGCTCTTCGTTCACCTTGCTAACGGCTGCTATCAAAAGTGTTTGTATCTCATCAACCGGCATTTCTGTTGAAAATATTGTTGTTGGTTCACTGTTTCCCGTAAATACATACTGTTTTGTACTCACATCATAGAAATAAGGAACCGCTATTTTACAGGCATCACCTGCCGCCATCCTTGTCTTGCCGCCGCCCTGGGGGCATGAACGCATAAATAAACACCCCAACCTTGCGCCTCTTGATACCGTATTTAAGCCCACATTGTTAAGTGCTAAACCCACATCAGGAACTTCCATTAATTCATTAACAAGATCCGTCATACCATCACCAGCTTGGACATCTGTACTTAGTGTATTGGTGCAATACTTCATATTAGGATTGATAACGAATGTTGTTTCAACAATCTCAATAATGTCTTGCTCTGTATAATTATCAAATTTAATCTTTTCTGCTTCTATTTTTGAAGCATCAGCGATTGTGCTGTCATATATAAAGCGTGTGTCCAATCCTTGTTTTTCATAATATCTTAGTAATGAATATTTCCTTAATCTATGGTAATGGTAATCATAGTTTTCAAGCGTCGCTATTTCTCTAGCATTAGAAAGATATTCGATTCCCTGATTCTCTTGAAAAATAGAATATTGTTCTTTATAGTTGCTCAAATACGAATCAATATTGAATTCATCAATTGTGGTACAACCCTGCATATGCAGATTATATATGGCAACAAACAATAATTCGTAAAAATTTTCTGTATTAAAATCAGTCCGATCCAGAGGTCTGTCTATGTCATCTATCAATGATGAATCTTGTAGTAAACATCCAAAAGTATTTAAGTATGCCCTTTTATCTACAAGTCCTTCATGTGCCATCAATCCACCCCTTTCCCAATTGATTCAATATCAATTTGTTTTATTTTTTTCTTTTTAGGTTGGATTAGAATAGTCTTTTCCTTATACATTTGAGAAATATCTATATCTTTATTTAGTTCTGCAACTTTATTTATACTTTCATAATACTGAATTGCCTCACTATGGTAATAAGGAATGATGCCAACCACATCACCCGTTAATTCCTTTTCTATGATTTCATGCAAATACACTAAAGTCTGGTACATTGATTCATAAGTGAATTTATATCTTTCGATATAATCTTCTGTCAGAGCATATATCTTTGCACTTAGTTCTTGACCTTCAACTAATCTTCGCAAATAATTGTAATATTGCTGTTTTTTTTGGTACTCTTCTTCAGACAATGCTTCTTTCAGTTCTGCTTTTGGTTTTGCTTTCCTACCAACTTTTTTCTTTTCTACAACTTTATCTATTTCTTTATTTTTATCTTTCTGCAATGTTTTCATTGCAATATTGAAACACTTTTGATGAGCGTAGCGTCCTTTGTAGGAAACGCCTTGCTCATCAAGTAATTCATTACATATTACGCACTTTCGAGCTGCCATTTATAATCAACCTTTACAGATTATTCTCCTCAATGAAACTTTCGATATCATAAATAATTGCTTCAATGAGCTGTTCCTGACCCTTTTTCAAATCACTTGCCTTCTTTCCTTCTCCTAACTGATTAGCGACAATGCTCTGTAAATCTTCTAAATATCCGTTATCAGCCAGTTTCTCTCCCAACTTCTGCAAATTATCCATCAGGTCATCGTATGATTTGGTTGTAACTGTTCTCTGTGCCTTCTGTTCTGCAAAAGTAACTGCTGTAATTCCTTCTTCTCTTTCCTGAATCTCAATTGCCTTAACAATCACATCCTCCAAGGCTTCTGCTGTAAATTCTTCAATATAAGTTGTAGGAAGATAATCAAAACGAGAACGAGCAAAAAATTCATCTGTCTGTGCCAAATAACCAGAAGATTTTACGACCTTCCCATCCTTATCAACACCATTAGAACGAACATATACACATAAATCCGTATTGTTAATGATGGGAGATAATGCTCTCTTATCTGCTTTAGGAGAAATAAATCCTTCCTTTTCCTGTGCGTGAGCAATAAAGTAGCAACAATAACCAGCACCTACCAACTTATTGATCTGCTTCCAGAACTCAGTTTCATATTCCTTCCAAAGTCCATATCCACCATTGCCTTCACCAATAGAAGGCGCTTTATATTTCTGACAAATGAACTCCTGACAATAATTTGCAGCCGCTTCAATCTCGTCGAAAATAATTGTGGAATACATTTCTCTAGCTTTCTCAACTGTAGCCGGATCTGTCAACTGCTTATTAATCTTGATAAAATCTGACCATTTTGTGATAGGGCAGAAGGGAACGCCAGGAATAGCATTGAGTCCTGCTTCAAAAGGAAGATAAAACGGCTTCTTCATACGTGTAGCCTGTTTTGTCTTTCCCAAGTTATTACCACCATACACCAAAATAACTTTTCCCTCTAAACCTTTTGCAACTGTACTGACCTGTGGATTAAAAATATCTAATTCCATTAAGTTGTTTTCCTCCGTTTTTTATGTATTGTGTTGTTAATAAATGGTACATATTTTCATACTGTTTCATTTGTACCTACTATTCATTATTTTAGAAACCTAAACTTCTACCATGTGCTGCTCCACTAGGCTTTGCATTGCCATTAGCCTTTGCGCCACTCTGGGCTTTTGCCTTTGCTTCTTCAAGTTTGTTCTTTCTCTCCTGAATCGCTGCCTCGATTGTTTCTGCTACATAAGGAAGTTCTGGTGTAATGCCCTCTTCATAGGCTTCAGAAGCACCCGTAATAATAAGGTCGCTCTTAAACTCTACGGAAACCTTCTTTCTCGGCTTACCAATCTTAACAGGAATTTCAGTAACCGTTTCAATTCTGTTGTTGATAATGTCACCATAGAATTCCACAGTCTGTCCAGGCTCAAATCCAGAATCAACAGCCTGTGCAACTTCACCTTCTGCAACCAAATCAATCGGCTCAATTCCGTTGTATGTAGGCATCCAACCACTAACAATTGTTCTGCCAGTTTCTACACCTTCTGTGTCAAGTTCAGGATTGATACCAGAGATAAACACTTCTACCGAAAACTCTGCCTTCGGTTCAAGCTCCTCATCGGCTTTCAGTCTGTTAAAGAAGTTACTCCTATAAGAAACAATCTTCTCACCGTTCTTTCCAGTAAAGGGACTCAGATCACCGCTCACTTTTACTCTCGTAGCTTCATCTTCTCCAATTTCTGCAATAGACTTGTATTCATTCATCACAGTTTGAATACCTGCATAAGTCTTATTGTCTGTACCTGCATTTGTCTTCTCGTTTACATTGACATTGAATTTAACAAAATTGACATCTGAAGTCTTTACTGTTAGACTACCTGTAATCTTTGTTTTGCCTTCTTCTGTTACAACCTTCAGATCCTTTTCACTTACAACTCCATATACGAATGCCTTTGCGTTTGCCTGTCTTAAATTTGTTTCTGCCATTAAATAAATGTCCTCCTGTAAAATAAAATTATTAAAATATTTTCGTATCTTATATAACATCAACAGCCTTTTCAGACTGGAACATAGGATAATAACTTTATGTCAATATCTATGCTAAACAGTGATTTTTGGCTAAATTTGGCGTAATTTAACCAAGGGTATGCTGTTCACCACCCAAAACGGATATAACTGTTCTGTTGTAATTTTTGGAATTTTCTACGGATAACCGTGCGAAATGTTTAATTGTTCCTGTGTGTACCTGATTGATTATTCTCTATCTAACTAATTATCCAAACAGATATGAGGGATAAATACCTACTTCTTTTCTATCTATTCTCTTTTTACAGTCTTCGATATTTGTGAAATAGTAACTTGAGAACCACCAAGGCATATACCTTATTTCTCCCAAATGCTCAACTGCGTAAATT